ACGGCCGCGGGTCTATGCGTACGGCGAACTGCCGGAGCTCGTCGCCGCGATCGCGGCCTGCTGGCGCGAACACGAGCGGATCGAGAAAACCCATCAGAAAGTGACGGCGCGCGTCTTTGTCCGGTGGACCGGGAAGAAACGGACGGGCAAGCCGGTCAAGTCCTGGCGCAAGGCCTGGCGGATCGCGTGCACGGCCGCGAACCAGGAGGGGCAAATCCCGCACAACTTCCGGCGCACGGCGTCGCGCAATCTCCGGCGCCGCGGCGTGCAGGCCGGCGAGCGGATGGCCTTGATCGGGCATCTCACCGATTCGATGGATCGGCGCTATGCGATCGTCGACGAGGCCGATCTCGCCGCGGCCGCCGGCCGCCTGGCGGATCTGGCGACGGAGGGCGCCGGGGGCCCGGATCCGGGCGCGAACAAGATCAAAAACAAGATCACCGGCGGATCGCGGGGTCTGACGGCCGATGGGCGCCAGCGGTTAAGGCTTGTGAAATGAAGACGTTAGAGAATGGGCCCCGACAGGATCGAACTGTCGACACCGTGATTAAAAGTCCTGGGCTCCATTCATTTTTTGCATACCGATCGGCGGATTTCCTAGGAAATTCGCCGATTGTCATGTTCTGCGTTACGTCATTTCTCCGGGGTTTCAACGACAAACAAGATCAAAAACAAGATCAGCGGTTTTATGCATAACAGACCACGGCCTCGAGCTCGGCCGTCCCGGCGGCGCCAGGAGGCGCGCGAACCGTCGCGGCGGTCGACCCTCGAGGCCGTCGGCGATCGCTCACGGTGCGCCACGCCAGCCACGCCGCCGGCCTTCCTGAGCGCCGATCCGAGTGTCCGGCAACTCACGCCGGACGGGACGCGCTACGGGATGGTGATCTCCGACGCGGAGGTCGGCGATCTCGCCGCCGGGATCGTCCCGCAGACGCTCGTCGCGATCTGTCGGATGTGGCTCGAGGATGTGGACGAGGGCTATCGCCGGTTGGCCGATCGCCCGTACCGGAAGGCGCGCGCATGACGGCGATCCGCCCGTTCGATCTCGAGACGCTCCGGGCGCAAGGCCTTGAGACGATCGTCGTCGACCTGGCGGCCGGGACGCTCGAGCTCCGGTTTGCGCACTATGTCCAGATCTGGCAGCGTGTCCCGGCGCCGTCGCTCGCCGCCCAGAAGGGCGGGTACTTGCGCGCGTTTAACGGCGAGCTCTACGTTGGGCCGAAAGAGACGCCATGAAAACGCCGACGCGGCCGGCCGTGACGATCGAGATCTATGCCGACAGTCGCGAGCGCGCGCATTGCCGCGGCTGCGGCGCCGCGATCGAATGGGCCACAGTCGTCGCCACGGATCGCCGGCTCTGCTTCAATTCGATCCGGATCCTCGAGAAAAAACTTCTCCCGAACGGCACGATCGTCGCCGTCGTCGATCAATCGCTCAATCACTGGGCGACCTGCCCGGATGCCGATAAATTTCGCAAGCGTCGAGCGGATCAATCGTGAAGATCTGGGTCGCCGGTAAGTACGGAGCGACGGAGACGCCGTATATCGTGACGCGATCGCTATCGCGCGCGATCATGCTTCAGGAACAAATGAACACGGTACCCGGAACGATTCGAGAGTCGGGCTATCGGTTCGTATGGGAATTGCGATTCCTCGACGGCGAAGCGGTGGATCTACTCCTCACGACGACGGTTGACGGGAGGACGTTGTACATACACGGATACGCGGATCTCGACGACGATGTGGATCTCGAGGACGAGCAACAGCCATGATCCGGAAACCCTGTGCGACGCCGGGCTGTCCTGAGCTCCTCGAGCCGGGCCGGACGCATTGCGAGATCCATCGGCCGGCGATTCGCCAGGCACGCGACGAACGCCGGCGTGGTTCGCAACGGGATCGAGGGTATACGTGGGCCTGGGAGAAACGGCGCAAACTGTTTCTCCGGCGGTACCCCTTGTGCGGGATGCGGCCGGGCGGCTTGGCGCCGGTCCTGAGTGCCTGTTACGACGCCGGCCGGGTGACGCGCGCGACGCAAGTCGATCACGTCGTCCCGCATAAAGGCGATCGCGCGCGGTTTTGGGATGAGCTCGGGAACTGGCAAAGTCTGTGCGCCTCGTGCGGATCGAAAAAGTCGGCGGCCGGATTATGAGGTGACGTATGGATCTGCTCTCCCTGATCGTCGTCGTCGCGATTATCGGGTTCGCGCTCTGGCTGGTGACGACGTATGTCCCCATGCCGGCGCCGGTGAAAACGACACTCGTGGTCCTGGTCGTCTTGCTGATCGTGCTTTCCGTCTTGCGGATCGTCGTCGGGCCGGTACGCGTGCCATGATCCGCCGGCCGTCTGATAGGGACGGGGTAACGAGGCTGGAAACGCGCCAGTCGTCTCAGGCCGTGAACCGTATGGTTCGCAGGATGAGTCGAGCAACTCCTGGCGATGTTGCAGACTCCCGGCGTGTATGACACGTGAGGATCTCCTCGATCGGTTGAATCAAATCGGGGAGTTGTGGGTCCAGGCCGATCCCGGCGACGATCTCCAGGCCTTTCAGGAACGCGGGATCGCGCTCGGCGTGGCACTTGGGATCGTGGGCACCATTGATGCCCGACTCCTCGAGGATCTCGTGGAACTCGTGACGGAGGAGGCGCGGCGCGCCGATCCGCGTGTGCACTGACGGGCCTGGCCTGTGAAAAGGAGAAGACGAATGATTGTGACACTTGAAAGCACGGACAAGATTATCGAGCTCGAGACACCGAACGGGCGCGTTCCCGCGCGCCTGTGGGAAGGAAGGACGAGCACCGGGATCGCCTGCCATGCATTGATCACTCGGATCGCCGTGCACAAAGACGACGATGCGAGTCAGTTTCAAGCCGAACTCCTCGAGCAACGGGCGCCGACGCCGGCCGTCGCGAAGGTCTATGAGACTCGCATGGTGCTGTGACCGTGTGCACTGACCGGCCTGGCCTGGTGGTGGTGGAGGTACTCCTCAATGCCGATACCCTGGATGCCTTACTCGAGCTCGTCACAGAGGACGACACCTTGGACTCGATCGATGCGGCCATCGGTCGCGCGATCGCGTGGTATCTCGAAGATCGCCGATTGTCTCCCAGGCCGCCGGATCAACGGGAGGGGGGGTAGTCCGCAGTTGTCCTCGAGGCGGCCTGTAACCATCTCCCGACCCATTTGCGCGCGTCCGCGAAATTCCGCAAGGGGTTAGCGTGATTCCGATCCTGACGTTGATCGCGCTCTGGGGACTCGTGGCGATCGTCGCGTTGCTCGTCCTCGTCGCGGCGTGCCTCCTGGTCGAGCTCCGTGCGATCCGGAACGTGATCCGGGAGTGTCTCGAGGTGGTGACACGCCGATCGCCACCGGATCTCAGGACGTTTCATGCGCGGTCGTAAGCCGGTGCCAACGCAGTTAAAGCTCCTGCGCGGTAATCCGGGCAAACGGCCGATCGCGACGCATGAACCGGCGCCGGCCGCGCTCGAGGCCTCGACGGCGCCGCCGGCCTGGCTGGAGGCCTCCGCCAAAAAAGAATGGCGCCGGCTCGCGCCGCTCCTTGCGAAAAACGGGCTCCTCTCGGAGCTCGACGTCGACGCCCTCACGGCGTACTGCATCACGTTTGCCGAGTGGCGCCGGGCGGCCGCGGCCGCGCGTAAGCAGTCGACGGTCATGTCGGCGAACGGGTTTCTCATGCCGTCGCCACATGTGACGATGGCGCGCCAGGCGCTCGCGCTCTGTCGATCGCTCATGAATGATTTCGGGATGACACCCTCCGCGCGTTCGCGCGTCACGAAAACGGCCGTCCTCGCGCCGGTGCCAGTCGGCAATCCGCTCGAGAAATTTCTTCGGCGATGATTCGCAAACAAATGCCGATCCTTGGGGAGACGTCCACTGGATCCCTTGCTGCGATGGCAAATGGCGGCCGATTGGATCCGGGGTTTTCCCGTTGGCTCATGGGATATCCAATCGCGTGGGACGATTGCGCGCCTATGGCAATGCGATCGTCCCGCAACTCGCCGCGGCCGTGATTCGAGCCTATCTGGATGCGATCGAAAACGCGGAAAACACCAACAAGGCCGAGTAAACGGCCGCCGGCCGTCGATCCGGTGACGGCGTACGCGCGCGCCGTCGTCGCCGGCGAGCGCGTGGCCGGCCGGCTGGTGCGGTTGGCCTGTCAACGGCATCTGACCGATCTCGAGGCCTCGCCGGCGAACGGGCTCACCTGGCGGCCGGCGGAGGCGATCCGCGTCATTGCGTTTTTCGAGGAAGTGCTCTGCCTCCCGGAGGTGACGGCCGCCGGCGACGCGCTCGAGGAGGACACCCCGGATCCGGAGGCCGGCCGGCCGTTTCTCCTCCAACCGTGGCAGCAATTTATCAACGGCTCGCTCATGGGCTGGTACACCACCAACGGGACGCGGCGTTTTCACGATGCGTACGTGGAGATTGGCAAGGGCAACGGGAAAACGCCGAACGGCGCCGGGCTGATGCTGTATTTGCTCGTCGCCGACGGCGAACCGGCGGCGCAAGTCTTTTTCGCGGCCGTCTCGCGCGAACAGGCGCGGATCGCGTTTGCCGACGCGGAAAAAATGGTCCGGGCCTCGCCGGCCTTGCGATCGCTCGTGCAGCAAACCGTGAATAACCTCGCCGTGGTGGAGACGGGCTCGTTTCTCCGCGCGATCTCGAGCGAAAAACGCGGCCTCGACGGCAAACGCGTGCACGGCGCGCTCCTCGACGAGGAGCACGAGCACGCGACGCCGATCGTCGTCTCGAAAATGCGGCGGGGCACGAAAGGCCGGCGCAACGCGCTGGTCATGCGGACGACGAATAGCGGCTTCGATCGGACGTCGATCTGCTGGCACGATCACGACTACTCCCGGCAAGTCCTCGAGGGCGCCATCCGGGATCCGACGTGGTTTGCCTTCGTGGCCGGGATGGATCCCTGCCCGGCCTGCCTCGCCGCCGGCAAGGAATTTCCGACGGACGACTGCGCCGACTGCGACGACTGGCGCACGGAAGGCGCGCACTGGACGAAGGCCAACCCGAATCTCGGCGTCTCGCTCCCGTGGTCCTACCTGCGCGAGCTCGTGACGCAGGCGAAAGGCCGGCCGGAGGCCGTCTCGGATCTCCTTCGGTTCAATTTCTGCGTCTGGACGCAGGCGATCACGCGCGCGATCGCGCTCGCGCAGTGGTTCGCCTGTCAGGCGCCGCCGGCCGCGGCGGAGCTCGTCGGCGTCCCGTGTTACGGCGGCCTCGATCTCGGGATGTCGGATGATTTCTCGGCCTGGGTGCGTGGCTGGATGCTCGACGATGGCCGGCTCGTGGTCCGGTGTCGGTTCTGGGTGCCGGAAGGCGCGATCGAGAAGTTTCCGTCACGGCCGTATGACGAATTCCGGCGCGCCGGCCTCGTGGTGACGCCCGGCCCAACGACGGACTACGAGACGATCGAGGCCGCGGTGGCCGCGGATTGTGAGGCCGACGGGATCCGCGAGGTCGCGTACGATAACCGCTTCGCCGAACAGATGGCGCAACGCCTGGCCGGCCGCGGGATCACGATGGTACACACGGGCCAGGGGTTTCAATTGAACGAGGCGATCCGCCGGAAACTCGAGCTCATCCAGACGGGCGTCCTCTGCCACGGCGGCGATCCGATCCTGGCCTGGATGGCCGGCAACTATGTCGTCCGGCACGGGCCGCGGGGCGATATGCGGCCGGCGAAGGAGCGGGCCGGGGATAAAATCGACGGCCAGGTCGCGCTCGATATGCTGATCGATCGGATTGTCCGGCGCCCGAAGGCGCCGGCGTATCAAGTCCTGATTTACTGAGAGGCGCGTATGCGGATCCGACGACGGCCCGGGCGGCCACGCCTGGCGCCCGGCGACACCTCGACGCATCTCACGCTCACGCTCCCGACGAAACACTACGATGCGCTCGCGCGCCAGGCCGTCCGGGCCGCGGTGAGTGTGCCGGAGCTCGTGCGGCGCCAACTGGAAAAAAACCGACAAACTCGACAATAAGACGCGGCCGGCCGATCCTCGGCGACGATGGATCGCGCGTCCGCGCGCCTCGAAATTAAATCGATCGCCGGCCGACGCTTTTCCGGCGTGGCCTCCACGCCGACGGTCGATCGCGATAATCAAATCGTCGATCTCGCCGGCGTCTCGTTTACCAATCCCGTCCCGCTCCTCTGGCGTCACGATCAAGCGCAACCGATCGGGCTGGCCTGGCTGACGAAAACCGACACGGCGATCACGTTCGAGGCCGAGATTGCGGACGTCCTCGAGCCGGGCGCGCTCAAGGTCCGCACGGACGAGGCGCGGCAATCGGTCGCCGCGAAGGTCGTCCGCGGCGTCTCGATCGGGTTTCGCGTGCTCGAGCGCGCCGTCGAACGGCTCGCCAACGGTGTCCTCAAGCTCGGCAAGGTGGAGATCTGCGAGCTCTCGCTCGTGACGATCCCGGCGAACGTGGACGCCACGATCCTGCAAATCAAGGCCGCGGCCGGCCGGAGTCTGCCCGGCGTCTCGGGCGTCTCGATCACAGGTGGTGTTATGACGACGGCTGAATCCTTGGTGCAGTGGGAGAACAAACGCGCGGCGACGGCCGGCCTGATGGCCTCGCTGATGACGAAAAGCAACGAGACGGGCCTGGCGCTCGAGGGCGACGAGGCGACGAAATACGACGAGTACGCGGCGGAGATCAAAGGGATCGATGCGCAGCTCGAACGGCTCCGGGAGCTCGAGCGGCTCGCCGTGAAGGGCGCGACGGTCGTCCCGTTCAAGCCGGCCGGCGTCCCGCCGTCGTCGATCGTCTCGCTCAAGTCGGCCGTGGAACCGGGGATCCGCCTGGCGCGCGCGGCCTCGGCGCTTCTCCGGTCGAAGGGCGATCGGATGCTGGCGATCGAGCTCGCGAAACAATACCGGGATACGCCGGAGGTCGAGCTCTTTTTGAAGGCGGCCGTGGCGCCGGCGACGACGACGGATCCCAATTGGGCCGGGCCGCTCGTCCCGACGACGAATATCACGGGGGATTTTCTCGAGATGCTCCGGCCGGCGACGGTCCTCGGGCGCGTGCCGGGCCTCCGGACTGTCCCGTTCAACGCGGCCGTCCCGATGCAGACGGGCGGCGGGACGTACAACTGGGTCGGCGAGGCGAAGCCGAAACCCGTCACGGCGGCGACGTTTTCGTCCGTGCGGCTCGGTGTCAGCAAGGCGGCCGGGATTATCGTCCTCACGGACGAGCTCGCGCGCCTCTCGGTTCCGTCGGCGGAGGCCTTGATTCGGGACGAGATGATCAAGGGGATCGCGGGATTCCTCGATCAACAGTTCCTCGATCCGGCGGTCGCCGCCGTGGCCGGCGTGCATCCGGCCTCGATCACGAACGGGATCGCGGGGATCCCGGCGACGGCCGATCCCGTGAACGATATCCGGGCGCTCCTGACGTCGTTCATCAACGCGCACGTACAGCTCTCGAGTCTCGTGGCGATCATGTCGCCGGCGAACGCGCTCGCGCTCTCGATGAAGAAAAACGCCATGGGCGCGCCGGAATTTCCGGGCATGAACGTCAACGGCGGGACGCTCTACGGCGGGATCAATGTGATCACGTCGTCGGTCGTCGGGACGAATATCGTGGCGTTTGATCCGTCCTACATCCTCGTGGCGGATGAAGGCGGCGTCTCGATCGACGTCTCGCGCGAGGCCTCCGTGCAAATGGATTCGGCGCCGGCCTCGCCGGCGGATGCGACAACGGTCCTCGTCTCGTTCTGGCAGAACAATCTGATCGGATTGCGCGCGGAACGGTACATCAACTGGAACCGGGCGCTCACGGCCGCGGTGAATTACATCTCCGGGACGGCGTACCCGGCGGCCGCGTAACGACGCGCGTCACGCGACGGCGCCGCGATCCGGGAAGGCGCTACTCCTGAAGGATCGCGGCGCTCGTCTCGTGCTCGAGGGGAGACGGATGCAGATTTTCGGCCGCTCGATTGGATGGCGCTCGCCGCTGCAGATCACGCGGACGCCGACGGCGTACGATCCGATCCGGCCGGGCAATGGCTGGCGCGCCGTCGTCCGGGAACCGTATACGGGCGCCTGGCAACAGAACGTCGCGCTCACGGTGGACAGTCCGTTGTCCAATCCAACGGCCTTTTCCTGTATCACCTTGATCGCGACGGATCTCGGCAAGCTCGAGCTCCGGCTCGTGCAGGACGAAGGCGCCGGCGTGTGGCAACCGACGACGAACCCGGCGTACTCGCCGCTCCTCCGGCGGCCGAACCGGTACCAGATCCCGCCGAAGTTTGTCGAGCAATGGATGCTCTCGAAGCTCACGGCCGGCAATACGTACGCGCTCAAGGAGCGCGACGGCCGCGGGATTGTCACGGCCTTGTATCTCCTCGATCCGTGCAAGGTGTGGCCGCTCCTGGCGAGTGACGGCGGCGTGTACTACGAGCTGGGCTCGGGGATGTGGCAGAGCGGCGGCGGCGCGGGCATCTTTCCGGGCCTCACGATCCCGACGGATCTCGCCGGGCCGCGGGGCGGCGTGATTGTCCCGGCGCGCGAGCTGATTCACGATCTCATGTATCCGCTGTTTCATCCGTTGATCGGCGTCTCGCCGATTTTCGCGGCCGCGGCGCCGGCGATTCAAGGGCTGACGATTCAGAACACGTCGACGAATTTTTTCGGCCAGGGCGCGAAACCAAGCGGCGTCCTGACGGCGCCCGGCGCGATCCCGCAAGCCACGGCCGATCGCATCAAAGAGTTCTGGCAAACCGAATTCACCGGCGATCGGGCCGGCCGCGTCGCCGTCCTGTCCGACGGGATGAAGTACGAGCAAGTCTCCGTCTCGGCCGTGGACGCCGAATTGATCAAGCAACTGAATTGGACGACGGCGGAGATCTGCAAGTGCTATCACGTCCCGGTGTCGCTGATCGATACCTCGCAACAGCCACCCTACGGCAAGCAAGAATATTTATTCCGCCAGTACTACTCCCAGTGTTTGCAGACGCTCCTCGTCAATTTCGAGGGCGCGATGGACGACGGCCTCGAGCTCGCGCCGGATCTCGGGGTCGAGCTCGACATCGACGGCCTGATCTGGATGGACACGGAGACGCGGACGAAGGCGGCGGCCGATTCGATCGGCGCCGGCGCGCTCGCGCCGAACGAGGCGCGGTACAAATATTTCGGGCTCGGCAAGGTGGCCGGCGGCGAGTCGCCGTATCTGCAGCAACAGTATTACTCGCTCGAGGCGCTCGCCCAGCGAGACGCGGAGAACCCGCTCGCCGCCCCGACGCCGGCGCCGGCGCCGCCGGAGGCCTTGCTCGCGGCGTTTGTGTCGGCGCTCCAGACGAAGGCCTTCGCCCATGAGTCCTGATGAAGCGGCGGCGGCCGTGGTCGCGACGGTCAAGGCCTTGCTCGCGCCGCTCGAGACGCGCGTCGCCGTGCTCGAGGCCGCCGGCCGGCCGCTCGAGACGCTCGCCGCCGATCTCGTCGGCGTCCGGGAGCGCCTGGCGGCCGTCGAAGTGAAACCGCTCCTCGCCGGCCCGGCCGGCGCCGACGGGAAGGACGGCGCGCCCGGCCTCGACGGGAAGGACGGCGCCGACGGGCTCGGCTTCGAGGAGCTCGCGCTCGAGCGGCGCGGCGATCGCGGCCTGGCCGTGGTGGCGCGGCGCGCCGATGTGACGAAGGAGATCGGCGCGATCATGTTTCCCGTACCGGTGTATCGCGGCGTCTACGCACCCTCGTTCCGGTACACGCCCGGGGATCTGGTCACCTGGGGCGGATCGCTCTGGCATTGTGATCAGGCGACGAGCGCACGGCCAGAAACAGCGGACGGCGCCGCGGCCTGGACGCTCGCCGTCAAACGCGGCCGGGATGGCCGGGACCGGCGGGATCCGTGACGACGCCGACGACGCCGGCGCTCGTCTTTCCGATCGACGGCGGCCTCGTGATTTCAAAGGCCGCGGCGACGAACCATCTTCGGCTCGTCCTCTCGAGCGCGCAACCGGAGATCGAGGCCGATCTCGATTTGAAGATGGCGCAGGCCTCGGAGGCGATCCGGCGGTATCTCGATCGGTCGAACGATCCCGCCTGGGATGCGACGAGCGCGCCGGCCTGTGTGCAACAGGCGGCCTTGCTGCATCTCGGGTGCGCCTGGGATCACCGCGGCGACACGGGCGCGGCGCCGTCCGGGACGACAGGGCCGGCGCGTGACGCCTGGGCCGGCACATGGGAGACGATCGGGTACGTGTTGCGACAACTCCGTGATTCCGCGATTGCCTGACCATGCGGACCTTGCCTCACCGCGCGCGGCCGGAGACGCCCGGCGATCCGATCCCGGACGGCGCCGGCGGCTGGTCCGATCAATGGGTGGCCTGTGATCCGCCGGTCTGGTGGTGCGCGATCGAAAACGCGAACGCGCGCAATATCGAACGCGGGATTGCCTCAACGGTGGAGGCGACGGCGACGCACGTCCTCAAAGGCGACTATCACCCGGGGATCACCTCGCTCTGCCGGATCTGGGTGCCGGATCTCGAGGATCCGACGGTCGAACATCGGTACGACGTCCTGGGGGTCGAAATTCTCCACGCGGCGCGGCGGTACCTCGTGGTGACGGCGGCGGAGTACATCGCCGAATCCGATCCGCGCGGCCTGGCCGTCCGGGCCGCGGATCCGGCCTTTCCGGAGACGCGGCGGCCGTGAGTGTCTCGCTCTCGTGGACGGGCCTCTCCGCGTTTACCGAAGGCCTGCACAAGCTCCCGGAGGAGCTCGCGAGCGAGGCCTCGAGCATCATTCGCCGGACGACGGAGGAGACGAAGGCGGAGCTCCTGGCGGGCTATCCCGTCGGGCCGGGCTACAAAGCCTCGGCGACGCGCGGGACGCGGACGCGATCGGGGTACGCCGGCGGGAACCTCCGGGCCGGCGTCTCGAGCAATTCGGCGCGATCGGGCGTCACGACGGTCGGCCATGTCTTTTCGATGGCGCCGCATGCCCATTTCTGGGAGCTCGGCACGGTCGATCGGTTTACGAAAACGTGGCGGCCGGGATCGCACCGGGGCGTCATGCCGGCGCATCGATCGCAGAGTCTCCGGGCGATCGCCGATCGGCGGCGGCCGGCGATGAATCAGGCGCTCGCCGATCTCGTCCGGCGCGCGGGGTTTTCGGTGTCCGGCAATGCCGAAGGATAGCGGCGCGATCGATCAGGCCGTGTATCAGGCGCTCGCCGGCGACGCACAGCTGGCGGCCTTGCTGCCTGACGGCGTGTACTTCGATCGCGCGCCGCAAGGCTCCGCGCGGTTTGTCGTCGTCTCGCTCGTGCCGGGCGGCGCCGACATGTACGCCTTCGACGGATTCGGGATCGAGACGCTCCTGTACCGGGTGGCGGCGACGGTCCTCGCGACGCAAGTGGACGCGGCCAACGCGGCGGCCGTCCGCATTGATGCCGTCCTGCACGATCAAACGCCGGCCACCTTGCCGATCGTCGGCTACAAGGTCATGCGATCGGAGCGGACGGAACCGTTAAGCGAACCGCGGAGTCTCGACGATCCGGAAAATACGTCCGTGCGCTGGCTGCAGCGAGGCGGGTACTACCGGATCATGGTGCAACCGGACGTCTAAAACACGAGGGCGAATCTATGAATCGCATACACGGCGCACACGGGCAGATCGGCATGGATCGCACGGCCGCGGTCACCACGCCGACCTACGTCACGATCGGCAGCATGAACAAGTGGACGCTCAACATGGCGCGCGATCGCGTGGATGTGACGGCGTTCGGGGATACCACAAAGATCTACGTCCAAGGCCTGCCCGACGTGAAAGGCACGCTCGGCGGGTGGTTCGATACGGACGATCTCTCGTACCTGTATGCGGCGCTCGCCGGCGCGAAAGTCGGGCTCAAGCTCACGCCTTCCGACGAGATCGCGACGACGTTTTTCTCCGGCCTGGCGTTCATTGATGGATCGGTGGACGTCGCCGCCAATGGCGCCGTGAGTGTCTCGGGCTCGTTCGCGGGCGCCGGCCCGTGGACGCTCGCGCCGGTCGATCCCGGCGTCCTGGCGGCCGCGGCGTAAGCCTGACGGAGGCGCGCGGCGTGCCGCTCGGGATCTCCGGCGTCCACGGCGAGATCCGCTGGTCGTACTATCTCGCCGGCCGGATTCAGGGCTATACGCTCGCGCGCCACAATCAGCAATGGACGCTCACGGCGAACGTGGTCGAGTCCGACGCGTACAAGATGGCCCAGCGGCCGCTCCTCTTTGCGGCGCCGACCCAACGCGGCGTCCTCCGGTGGCCGATCGTGCACTGTCGGCTGACGGCCGCCGGGCGCCTCGAGGCGGAGCTGGGCGAGCCGATCCCCTGATGAGGCCTCTATGAACAGTTTTGTCGAACCGGCGATCGATCGGCTCCCGCTCGCGGGCGGCGAGTGGCTCGAGGTGAAACACGAGCTCACGGCCGGCGAACATCGCGCGATGATGGCCGACTGTCGCCGCCGATTCGGGCCGGGCGAGATGCCGACCCTCGATCCCGTCCGGTACGCGCCGGCGCGCATCCTGGCGTACGTCGTCGGCTGGAGTCTGACCGATCGCGACGGGCATCCAATCCCGTTCTCCGCCGGCGCGCTCGATTCGCTCAAGGTGCCACGCTTCACCGAAATTCTTCGGGCCGTGGAAGCGCACGAGGCCGCGATCGAGGAGGCGTACGAGGCGGAAAAAAAAACGATCCCGGCTGGCGAGACGAGCTCCGCGGCCGGTTTGCGATCTGTCAGCTAATGGGCTGGTCCTGGCTAGAGCTCGAGGCGCTCCCGGCCCGGCTCTATCACGAGCTCGTCTTGTATCTCAATGAACGGCACGAGGCCGCGTAACCATGCCGGTCGCTAAATTCGAGGCCGATTTTTCCTCCTTCCTTGTCGCGGTGGATCGCGCAGAACTGAAGCTCGCCGATCTGAGTAAGGGCGCCGATAAAGTCCAGAAGTCGCTCGACGACATGAGCGATCGGTTCTCCGGCCGGGCCTTGATTCAGGAAGCCACGATGATGGTGGTCAGCATCGAGAAACTGGGCGGCGTCTCGAAACTCACGGCGGAGGAGCTCGCGAACGTCTCCGCGAAGGCGGCGCAAGCGGTCGAAAAAATGAAGGCGCTCGGGTACGAGGTGCCGGCCGGGATCGAAAAGCTCGCGAGCGCGACGCAGGCCACGGCCACGGCCACGACGAATTGGTCGACGGCCTTGCAAACCATGGGCGGCGTGCTCGGGGCGATCGGGATCGATGCCTCGCTCCGCGGCGTGATTTCGTTCGGCCAGGCCATCCTCGAGACGGCCGACAAAGTCCAGAAGATGGCGGATCAGACGGGCATCTCCGCCGAAAACATTCAGCGCCTGCAGTACATCGCGGGGCAAACCGGGACGTCGATGGCCTCGATGGTGTCGGCCGTCCAGAACATGCAGGAGAAACTCGGATCGGGCGACAAGAATCTGAACAAGGCGCTCGCCGATCTCGGGATCTCGCTCGATCACATTAAGTCCCTGGACGCGTATTCGGCGTTCACGGAGATCGCGGACGCGATCGGGGCGATTGCCGATCCCACGCGCCGGGCCGCGGATGCGCAGGATGCGTTCGGGCGCAATTGGAAAGAACTCCTCCCGGCGATCAAAGCCGGGATGCGGGAGGTCGGCGACGCGGCCGCCACCATGTCCGACGAGACGATCGCGAAACTCGACGCGATCGGGGATGAGTGGGAGGCGCTCAAACAGCGGATCGTGGTGATTGGCGGTGAGGTGATCGCGGCGGGTGAAAACTTCGGCGAGAAATTCGCGAAAAATTTCGAGGTGAACCCGCTCTACAAGATGTATCAGGCGGCGGAGCTCGCGCACTATGCGATCGAGCAGCTCGTCGTCCCGATCGACGACGTGATTGCGCGCCAGAATGCGCTCGATCGCGCGACGGCGAACTACGCCGCGAAACTCCCGGCGGCCTTGAAACCGGCGGAGGATGCCTGGGCGGCGCTCGCCGAATCCGAAGCGGCGCAGGGCAAGATCGACGCGGAACGGCAAAAATCCACGGACCAATGGACCGCGCTCATGGGCCGCGTCGCCGCGGCGACGGCCGACACACAAACCGTGCTCGAGGGGCTCGACGGCGCCGTGGTGGAAGGCGCGAAGGCCTTAAACGAGCTCGGCGTCGCCTGGAAAGATATCGGCGAGCTCTACGGCCTGACGGAGACGCAAGTCCGGGCGCTCGAGCGCGCGCACCGGGACGATGAGAAGGCCGCGAAGGATCACGCGAAGGCCGTCGCCGACGGCCTGAAGGCCGCACAGGCGGAGGCGGAGACGATGCGGCAGGGCTATCTCGAGACGCAAAAAGTCAAAAAGCAAATCGACGACAACGATCTGAAGGCCTCGACGGATGCGACGACGTACAAGATCACGAAAATCTGGGAGGAGGCCGACGCCGATATCAAGGCGCACACCGAAAAATACGGCCGCGATCAGGAATACATCAACATGCGGTACGAGCTCGCGAATCAGGAAGTCGCGATCGTCTCGCAGGGCTACGACAAGGAAGCGCAGGTCGCGGAGGATTCCTACGCGCGCATGGCGGATGCCGCGGCCGGCATGACGGACAAGATGATCAAGAGCGTACAGGATCAGCTCGCCGGCGTCCTCGGGGCGTTTACCGAAGTCGGGCAGCGGATCGCGGATCTGCAGACGATCGGGATCGATCGCGGGCAGACGATCGGCGGCCTCTCTGGCGTGCATCCGGGCGGGATGCTCGGCGGCGGTGGCGCGGCGCTCGCGAGCGATCCGCGGACGATCGGCCTGATGGGGATGGGGTACACGCCCAGCGAGGCCGCGGCGATCGCCGGCGGGTACGGCGGGATGATCTCGATCCCGTTCGGGCAACGGCAAACGGCGCTCGCGCAAGCCGGCGGCTTGGGCAATGTGAATATCGCGATCAATGGCTCGGTGCTCGGCAGCAAGGATGAAATTGCGCGCGCCGTCGGCGATAGCCTCTCCGATCTCCTCCGGCGCCAGGGCTACACCTTGCCGGGCCGGTGACGAGCGATGGCGACGCTCGCGGCCGGCGAGAAAGCCCGGATGTATGCGCTCGGCAAGATCGCGCGTGGCGGCGCGACGCGCGGCGGCTATACGTCGATGCAGCCGTTCATCACGATCGGCGGCGTCCACGTCGGGACGGCGCCGGCCGATCCGACCAAACGGGTGATCGTCGCGAGTCTCTCCATTCACGACACGCTCGACGAGGCGCCGAATACCCTGCAAATGACGGTCAAAGGCTTTGCGCCGACGCCGGGCCAGGCGATTGTGATCACGCTCGGCTCGAAAAACAGCCTGACGCGGTGGTTCGGCGGCGTCGTCCTCTCGACGAACGAGGCGTATCTCGTCGACAACCCGGCGAACCTCGTCTATCAGGTCAACGGGATTGACTATCATTGGCAGCTCGCGAACAAGCTCGCGATCCGGCGCTACACGGGCTGGACGGCCGGCGCCGTGATCCGGGATCTCGTCGCCACATTTGCGGAAGGATTCACGACGGCCAATGTCGCCGCGGCGCTCGACACCCTGATCCTCGACGAAATCACGTTTACGAATACGGCCGTCCCGGATGCCATCTCGCAGGTCTGCGATCGGATCGGCGCGTACTGGTACGCCGATTACTTCAAGGATGTGCATGCGTTTCTGACGGAGACGCAGTACGCGACGCCGCCGGCCCTGACGCCGGCGCATCCGACGCTCCGGGAGGTGACGGCGAACCGGGATCTCTCGCAAATCGTGACGCGCGCGATCGTCGAAGGCGGGGGCGCCGCGGCGACGACGGAGCTGGCGCCCGGCGGGACGTTGATCCCGGTCGAGACGCCGGCCTGGTATCAGGCGGCCGGCGGATTTGTCGTCTCCGGGCCGCAACGGATCGTCTATACGGGTCTGCAAACCGGCGGCGCCGGGACGCTCGTCGGGCCCGGCCTGACGCCGGCCGCGGCGCCGGGCCTGGCCCTGCAAGTGGGCGCCGGGCTGAGTGTCGGCGCGTATCAATACGCCTATACGTTCGTCACGGCGAGTGGCGAAACCTTGCCGTCACCGGCCGGAGCGATCACGACGCTCGGCACGACGCCGATCCGCGATCCGGTGACCCCGATCACGAATATTGATCAAGTGGACTGGCCGACGAATTCAACGGGAAATCCGCCGTACGTGGGGGAGACGGTCTACTACACCTGGTCCATGTCGACGGCCACGAATGTCAACGATCTCACCAAAGAGACGTGGATCGCGCCGCAGTCGGCCGGGATCGTGGTGCAGTCGAGTATTCCGTATCCGGGCCGCGCCCGGACGATTAGCTTTTATATTCCGGGGTATACCGATTATCAGACGGGCGTCAACACGTATCACTTGTGGCGGTATCGCTCCGGTAATCCCCAGTGGTTGCTGATTGGCAAATTCTCGGTGGGCGGTGGGGCGCCCATTGCACCGTTGATTCAAGATGTCTTCGCGGACAGTGCCCAAGGGCTCGTGTCGGGCGGGAATGCGGTCAATCCGGCCCAGTGTCAAGTGGTCCTCTCGGGGATCGCCGTCGGGCCGAGTGGCACGACGGCGCGGAAACTCTATCGGACGACGGTCGGCGGCGCACAACTGAAACTCCTCGCGACGCTCGCCGACAACACGACGACGGCGTACACGGATACGCTGGCGGATGCGAGTCTCGGCGCGAACGCGCCGGCGTCGGATACCTCCGGGTTGCAAATGCCGTCGGGCACGGTGCCGGCCGGCTCGACAACGCTCCGCGTCGCCGGGACGAGCGCCTTCTTAGCGGGCGGCGGGTATGCCGTGATTGGCAATGGCGAACAGGTGATCCGGTATACCGGGGTCGCCGGCGGCGCGCTCACGGGGATCCCGGCGTCGGGCGCCGGATCGATCACGGCGAGTGTCGCGTACAACTCGACGGTCACGGCCGCGCCGATGTTGACCGGGATCCCGGCGTCAGGCGCCGGCGCGATCCTCTACCCGATCAAAGAGGGCGACGACGTGAACTTGCTCGTCCAAGTCGACGATGCCCAGGCGCAAGCGGATCTCGCCGCGCTCCTCGGTGGCAGCGGCGTCAAAGAGTCGTACATTCAGGATCGCCGCCTGGGATTTACGGAGGCGACGGCGCGCGGCAAGGCGCTCCTCGCCTCGCGGCGCACGGTCCTGCTCACGCTCGCGTATAGCGTCCGCGATCCGAACACGCGATCGGGCCGGACGGTGCACGTCGATCTGCCGGCGCCGTTTCTGCTCACGGTCGATCTCAAAATTCAGGATGTGACGATCGGGCCGTTCTGGCCGACGCCCGGCCTCGCGCCGCTGATGAAAGTCACGGCCTCGAGTAACTTCTATTCCCTGGCGGATCTCCTCCGCGTCGCGCGGAACTCAGTGGGAGCGTAACCCGATGGCGACGATCACGCGGACGCCGATTATCGACGACGACGGATCCGGGACGACGGGCACAACGCTCGACAACGCCTGGAAACAGGAGCTCTACAACCAAATCGACGCCGTGATTGCCCCGTTTGGGTCGGGCGGCGTCGAAACAATTGCGTTGTCCACGAATGGCGCGGTCAACAACCTCCCGCTCGCCGCCGGCAAGAGTGTGCATATCATTTTTTGCACGAATACCGCCGATCTGACGTTGAGCGGGTTTCCCAGCAGCCCGGCGCCGTCGGAAGGCGATCGCGTCGTCATTATCGCGAACGGCAATCCGGTGTATCTCCCGCATCTCTCCGGCCTGTCGGAGCAACCGCTCGCGAACATCCTCACGTCAGGGAATACGCCGCTCAGTGGATTGGGCTACGGCAAAGCGGAGTACATCCGGTCCAATAATTTCTGGCGGCTGCTGGTGCATGAGCAGGGCAAACGATTGCCGTGGACACCGACGCTCACGTTTGGCGGCGCGGCCGTCGGCATGACCTACACCGCGCGGCACGGCCAGTACATGGTCCGCGGCGCCGATGTGCAGGGCGGCCTCCGCGTCACCCTCTCCGCCAAAGGCACGTCCACCGGGCAGGCGCAAATCGGCGGATTTCCGTACGCGAGCGATGGACAATTCGACGACGGCGCGTGGGCAGTGTATGGCGGCGGCCTGAGCGGCGCCGGGATGAGCTCCGGATTCCTGCAAGGTTCGACCTTGACGCTGGCGGCGTGGAGCGCCGGTGGGGCGGGGGCCCTCACGGATGCCAACTTTACGAACGCGAGCGATCTCATGATGGTCTTCCGGCTCCACGCCCCGTAGAGAGGCGCACATGGCGCAAGAATTTATCCGCAAGCCGACGCGGTACACGGCCGATCAATTTCTCGTCGCGCACGACCCCAAACCGGCCGGTGTCGATCAATGCACGGCCGGCGGCGGGACGTGGCACGTCCACACCGCTGGCGATCAGGTAATCGGCCTCTCGGATACGGATTGGATCCTGACGGAGACGGTCGTCGGCGCGCGGTATGTCGTCCCGGACGCCAACTTTCAACGCGACTACACGATCGCGACGGGGCCGGGGTAAATGCGGTTCGCGATCGGCTGCGCGCTCCTCGCCGCGGTCAGCTGTACGCCGGCGCTCCGCGTGCGTCTGGCGCCGCCGGCGGAGCTCCGCTGCGGGGACGGCCGGCCGGTCAAACTCCTGATCGGGGAGATGTGCCCGGCCGGGATCTGTGGCTGGTCCTGCGAGCCGGATCGCTGGCGCTAACGATGCGGCCGGCGTTTCTTGCGGCGTCGCGGCGGATCCTGCCACGCGTGCAGCAGCCCGATCAAGGCCTCGCGCCGGGCCGGCGTCAAGGCGCGCGCGAGCTCGGCGAGCTCGATGTCGGCCGGATTGAGCGGCACATCCAGCAGATCACACACGGTGTGGCCGAACACGCGCGCGATCGTCTCGAGGTCGTCCAGCCGGAGACGCATGGGCGTCCGGAGGTACCGGCTGATGTGGCTCTGTCGGACGCCGAGTGCGGCGGCGATCGTTTCCTGTGTCACATCGGGACGCGCGGCCAGCCAGGCGGCCACGCGGGCGCGCGCCCGGTCGTCGAGTTTCCCCATGGTTCCCTTGGTGGACGGATCCTGCCACGAAGGGCGCCGTCTCGTCGGTGCGCGAGTGCGCATATGCGTATGCTGAGTTTACAAGAGAGACAAAGTTTCACAAAGCGCCGATCACCTAGGGCTTGTGGTCGCTGTGATCGACACCGCGACATCTGGCCGAGTAGCCAATCTATTGTTGACCTATCTACCGATTTAGCAGTTGTGACGAATTTCACGGCCCGTTTACGCTGGCACCGGCCGCGGGATTCCACGGGAGGCCACGACGATGCATCACGATCCGGGGCTGGATCATGTCCGAGAATTTGCGTCGCGATCCCTGACACCTGATCTCGATCCACCGATCACGCTGACGTGTACGGAGCACGAGCGCGCGACGGTCCACGCCATTGGCGCCGGGCTCTGTACCGCGGCGTCGGGCGGCGCGCCGCTCTGCCGGGGCGTCGTCCTGGCGGCGGCGTGCGATCTCATTCACCTGCTCGAGGCCGAACGGCGGGCGGCGCGCGAACGCTCCGGGCTCGAGGCGCCGCGATCCGTCGCCGCTGATCGGACGCGATGATCCCGGCCTGGCTGGTCCGGCTCCGCGCGCGGTGTACGCATCACTGGATCGTGCGCGGCGACGGCGACGGCATTCTCTGGCTCGAGTGCGCGTTTTGTGAGACGCGATCCGTCGGCTGGATCGTCCACGCGCCGCGAGGCCGATCATGAATGCGCCGCCGGCCTTTTTGTTTTATCCGAAGGACTATCTCGCGGACGTCAATGTCGTCTTGATGCCGCTGGAGACGGAGGCCGCGTACTGGCGCCTGATCTGTCACTGCTGGATCGAGGGATCGCTCCCCAACGATCCGGCCCGGCTGGCCGTGCTCGTGCGACTGACGCCGGAGGCGTTCGCGGCGCGCATCTGGCCGGCGATCGCCGCGTGCTTTACCGTCGACGACGCGGGCCGGCTCCGCCATCCTCGGCTCGAACGGGAACGCGCGAAACTGACGAACGCGAAACGGCGCCGGCAACAGGCCGCCCTCGCGCGGTGGGATCGCGCCGGATGATGCAATGCATATGCAATGCAGTGAACACGTCGGCGCGTCTGCATATGCAATGCAATGCATTGCAATGTACAGATCTTGAAATAGTACCAACGAGCTAATTAGGGTCCTGTGGAAATGTGGAAAACCGATCCGAATCGAGGGCGGCGCTGATGGCAAAGGGGCCTGTGGAAAAGCTGTCGACGGCGATGGCGACGTATGTCCCGACGGCGGAGACGTGGACGATCACATTACCCCGCCTGTTGCGATCGCCGAATGCCACACTCTGGCGCCATTGGCGGATCAAACACCGCGAGGCCAAGGTGTGGCGCGCGCTCCTGCTACAAGCCTTACTCACGGAGCGGATCGTCGGCGCGGCGATCGTCCGGACGGTGCTGGCCGGCCATCGGGCGCCGGCGGCCGGCCCGCGGCGCGTCCGGATTGAACGCTGGTGCGCGCGCCGGCAACAGTTCATTCGCGATCGGGATAACCTCGCGTTTTGCGGGAAACATCTCGTCGACGCGCTCGTCGGGATCGGGCTCCTCGTCGACGACGATCCGGCCTGGGCGGAGCGACCGATCCCGACGCAGCATGTCTCTGCGGACGGCCGCGCGTATACCGTCGTCGTCGTCGAACCGATCCATCCGCTCGTCCCGGACGGGACGGGCCTGTAAGGAGGCCGCTATGGCGTACGGACTGTTCCGCGATCCGCTCCTCGAGCACGCGCCGATTCCCAATTCCATGTTTGACTCGTTCGTGACCGTGGGCGCCGGCCTCGTCGCACTCAAGACGGCCGACGGCCAATACATTTCGCAAGTGCCGAACGAGCATAGCCACTTCAATCTCGCGCCGGAGGCGAAGGCGTACGAGACGTTTGCCGGCGACGCCGGGCCGGGTCTGCTGACGGTGTGGACGCGGCCGGCGCAGGACGATGCCTGTTACACGTACGTCTGCCGGCAACTGCCGAATTGCTGAGAGGCGATCCATGAGCGCGCATGTCCTGTATTTTCTCGAGCGCGCGGCGCCGCCGCCGGCGCCGCTGACGCCGCGATCGCCGCTCCCGCCCTTCGATCCCGACACGACGGATCCCGATACCGGCGCGCCGCTGCCGGTCTGGACGACGCTCCGCGAGGATCCGCCGGCGAATCCGGATGTGAGCTGGTGGCGCGGTGACGCCTGGGGGATCACACTCCCCGGCCTCCCGTTCGTCAATGGCGGCGCCTCCGGGCCGGCGCAAGATCGCGTCTTGACGTACTTCCTGGGGCGCTACGGCCGCGACTGGGAAGAAAAAATCCTCGCGCAACACCAAATGAACGGCTACTCGCACATTTCGCTCTCGCCGCAAGACGAGTTTGCGGAGGGCATGAGCGACGACGACTACGTGGCGATGGCGCAACGCTGCAAAGAGGCCGGGTTGTTCGTGCATCATCTGATGCGATCGAAGCTCTACACCGGCAACCCGCCGGATCTGAGCGCCGCCGATGCCCTGATCGAGCGGTTACTGGACGCCGGCGTGCTCGACGTCGAGACGCCGGCCTGGGAAATGAATTATTGGTCCCCGGACGATGTGCGCGCGATGATCGATCACGATGCGGCGCTCATTGGCACGCGGTGCCGGATCATGTTGCATTTCTACCCGCATTACATCTCCTGGCAACCGAACGACGAGACGCCGACGGATTTCTGGAACGACAACTACGGCAAGGTGGACGGCGTGCTGTATCAGTGCGATCCGGGCTGGTCGGCCGGGATGATGAACGCGCGCGCCAACGATTGTCTCGATCGCCTGGCGCCGGGCGGCCTCTGGGGATTAGGGGACTCCGGCCGCGGGCATCCGATCGATTTTACGGTCTGGGAAACGATCGCGACGAAACAATTCAACAACGATCTCGACGGCGACGGGCGCCTGGCGGATGAGGACGAGGGCAACCTGAAAGGCTACGAAACGGTGTGCTCGCCGGGCGCGATGTGCGTCAAGGGCTACGGCAACGGCGGCCGGCGGCCGGACGGGACGCGCCTGTGACGCCGCCGGAGGCCGCGGCGCTCGCGCGCCTCCGCGAAGTGCTGTACGTCCTGATCGGCTGGCTGGCGTCGTCGCCGGCGGCGCCGATCTCGAAACACGAGGCGCTCGAGCTCCTCCGGCGCCTGGAAGGGGAGTGAATGGCGACGGATACGACGGATCGGGTCAAAGCCTTCCGCGCGCGGCGGCGGGAAGGCCGGGCGCAGGGGCGGCTCCTCTCCGCCGGCGAGGCCGCCGACTATACGGGCTGGCCGTATTCGACGCTGCACGATCTGACGGTCAAGGGCGAGCTCCCGGCCGTCCGGCCGCCGGGCTCGCGCAAGGTCTGGTACGACCGGGCCGATCTCGATCGCGCGATTGCGGCCTGGAAAAGCCGGGTCACATAATGAATATGTGGTCTATGTGGTAATGTAGACGGGCCGGCGAGGAGGCCGGCCCGAACATGACGAAGAAACGACAAGCGAAAGCGACGATCACGCGCGGCCTCAAGTATCAGCTCGAGGGGATCCCGGCGCCGGTGTGGCGCGCCGTCAAAACGCGCGCGGCCGCGGAAGGCCGTACAGTCCGCGCCGTGCTCCTCGCGCTGTTAGATGAGTGGCTCGCCCGGAAGTGGATGGACGAGCTCTACGACGCGATCGAGGACCAGCCGGCGAAGGGCGGCCGGTCATGAGAGGCGCCGGCGAGGTGCTCCTCCGCGGCGCCATCTACCACGTCCGCTACTACGATCGCAACGGCCGGCAACGGGTCGAATCGACGCGCCAGGGCGATCCCGACGAGGCGAAGCGGATCCTGGCGGAGCGGATCGCCGCGATTAAAAACGGCGTCCCGGTGACGCCGCAAATTGCGCGACTGACGCTCGAGGCCGCGGCCGCGCTCGTCGAAGCGGATTACGAGCTCAAAGACAACCGATCGCTCGCGCACGTCCAACGCCATCTCACGACGCTGAAAAACTATTTCGGGCGAACCCGCCGGATGACGGCGATCACGGCCGCCGATATCGATCAATTTGCCGTGACGCGCAAACGCGAGGGCTACACGCTCGCCTCGATCAATCGGGAAAAGGCCGCGCTCCGGCGCGCCTTCAAGCTCGCGATCCGGAAGGGGCTGCTCCTCGTCGCGCCGTATATCGAAACACCGAAAGAGGACAACGCGCGCCGCGGGTTTTTTGAATACGCGGAGTTTGCGGCCGTCCGCGCGGCGCTCCCGCCGGATCTGCAAGTGGTCGCGACGCTGGCGTACTACACGGGCTGGCGGCTCAAGGCGGAAATTCTGCCGATGGAGTGGAGCTGGGTGGATCGGGCGGCGTGCACGATCACGCTCCCCGCGGCGTGCTCGAAAAACAAACGGCCGCGGGTCTATGCGTACGGCGAACTGCCGGAGCTCGTCGCCGCGATCGCGGCCTGCTGGCGCGAACACGAGCGGATCGAGAAAACCCATCAGAAAGTGACGGCGCGCGTCTTTGTCCGGTGG